CTCTGGTAATTTTTCTACCAGCTTGCCGTGTTCTTGACGTACAGACTCTTGCCACTGTTGTTTGGCTACCGCATCATTTTTCGCTGCTGCCTGGTGCTGTTCGCGCTGGACACCAGCGATTTTTTCTTGGGCTTCTCTTAACTCTTCCCTTTTTGTCACAAACTCAATCGGGTCTTCCGTTTTAAGGCGTTCCCAATCTACGTTCGCAAACTGGTCAAGGTTGGAGTTTTCGATTACGGATTGAAGGTATTGCGTGTATTGCTGACGCTCTGACTGAATCTGCTGCATCTCTTGGTTGTACTGCGAATGCAGTGCCTCGATCTGCTTGCGTTCTTCAGACAGCTCTTGCGTTTTTTTGGTAAACGCAGATTGACGGGAATATCCTTTCAGAAGTTCATCGAGGGTGACTTCTTCTTCTGCGCCGTCCACCTTGACGGCAAAAAGTAGTTCCTCATCAGAATCATCTTCTTCCAGTTCCTCGTCTTCGGACTCCTCTTCAGAATCATCTTCTTCCGGTTCGTCCTCTGAAACCGCCTCTGGAGATTCGTCTGGATCATCATCCGTGGACTCATCTAGTTCGGTCGGGGGTGCTTCCTCAGTGATTGGTTGCTCTTCCGAGTCCAATAAACCAAGTAGTGCGTTTTGGGCCTCTAAAATAGACCCCTCATCGGTGTTAACTGCCGGTGCTGTAGGCGTATCGGCCATGTGGTTCTCCATGAAAAAGCCCCCGGAGGGGCTTCCCACATCCTTGTGGGCTAGTTCAGTTCTCTAAAGCTTGTCCATCTTTCCGGTGGTCACAATGGATTCAAAGTGACTCTTCAGACGGTTCAATACCTTTAGAGATAACCAGAGTTCTTCTCTGGATTCCAGATCAGATGAGTGTTCCCAACTGATTAGAATTTCTTTGCGTATCAGATCCCAGGCTTCGTTGAATAGATCGTTTCCAAGTACACTTTTGGCTGCACTGATACGTTGTTCTTTATCCAATAGCTACGGGCCTTTGCTGTTGAGCTTCCAAGGCGAGTTCCTGACCCTTTAGTTCTGCGTCTATCTGGACCTCTACCGCCTCCTGTTGGACCTTTTGCGCTTTGATCTGGACATCAGCAGCCTTTATCTCAAGCTCCTTCTTTTTCATCTCCATTTCGGCCTGTGCCATCTGCTCTTGGGGTGATGGACCCTTTTGTTCTGCCTTGCTGGGGTCGGTTAAGAACTGTGTTACGTCCTTGAAGCCCATATTTTTAATAAGAGCCGCGCCCATGTTGTACATATTCTGTTCGTTCACGATGGAAAGACCCCCGGACATTGCCTGACCCGCGAACTGTAGGAGGTTAGACAGGTGCATAAGCTGCTGGTCTTTGTTCCCGTGGCCGAGTCCGACCTGTACAGTGCAATCCATTTTGTCGCGCCACATATCAGGACGGACAGGAACCCACTCGTTTCGGAGCATAATGACCTGTTCTTTGTCCTGATGTTTCTGGACAAGCTCATAAATCATATATGCCATCTTCTTTACGCCGGTATCGGCAAAGACTCTGGCGATAAGTTCTACTCTCTGTTGAGCAGCGGTCATAACTTGGGCAACTTGAGTCGCAGACGTATGACTTGTAAGTGCGTTTGCGTCTAAGCCCTGACTCATCTTAGTCATCCCCGAACGTTCTTCGCGGATATTGTCTATGTACCCCAACATTTCAAACACATACGGTTGAAGTTGTGGGGTAGGTAACGGCTGAATTGCGCCTTGGGCTTTTGTTCTTACAATACCCCCCGGCCTGCTGGTGAGCATATCGTCAAGATTCACCATTCCCTCTTGAACTGCAACCCTTCCCGAATTCTGAAGGTACATATTGTCCAGAAGATTTCTGAGCAGTACGGTTTTAACCTGGGCCAGATCCATAACCTGATCTGCCACAGACATACCAAAGAACTTGTGCGCCATCGGAATAGGACAGAGTGTGGCAAACGGAGCGCGGTCTACCGGATCGTTAGCAAGGATCTGACTTCCACAGGTGAGGATTCTGCGGAGTTCTGACAGTCCTCCCTTTATCTCCACCCTCATGTAACTTTCGTAAACCCATACCTCCCGTAATGCACCCTGCTCATCTTCTGAGTACAGGCCCCAATTCCGAGAATTATCCCACTGGTGGCGGGCGTTACTTTCGAGACTGATATCACGGTAAGCATCAGACTGATCCTCTTCTACGTCATATCCAAGTTCCCGCAGTTCTGCCAGAGTCATACGGGAACGGTGGCAGACAAAGCGGGCATCGTCTACGTTCTTAGCCTCCCGTGAGATTAAGAATTCCTCCGGGGGTACGTTTGCAATTTTCACACCACCCTTTTTAGTCTGCCGGGTGATAACTACATCATGGGTAGGTATAGAAACCGGCTCATCCGCCTCTACCTTTTCCGTATGTTCCAGAACCTCTACATCGTCAGACGCGATAAGGTGTTCCAGTTCTACATCCGTCAGATCGTGATATTCCTCTCTATTTTTGCGTTCTGTTTCATCCCAGAATATTTTGATAATCCCGACTTTCTCTAACAGGGCATCCGTTATCCAGGTAAGGAAAAGCTCTGACCAGTTATTCTTTCGGTTGAGTATCCAATTGACGTAATCCGTAGCCTGTTTCGCATAGGGCACGTCCTCCGGGCCTTCTGGGAGAAACTTAACCACATCATCTCCAGAGGCAAAGATTCGCATGAGGGAGGGTTTAATCCACTCAATCGTATCCATCACGGTAGAATCTACGACCTGAGAACGACCTTCTACCTCGTTCCCGTAAGGCTGGGAGGTATAACGGAGCAACGCCTCTCTGCGCTGTTCGGATATCTCATCCTCATACCCTAGTGCGTTGTCTACCTCTTGCTGGATTTTGGCTAATAGTTGTTCGTCTTCCAATTTATACGATTCCTAGCTTGGGATATTTCAGTTCCTCTTTCCATTCAGATTCGCCTTCTGGCACGGCAAACCGCAGAGACATAAGTGCGTAACGTGTGCTGCTCATAAGGTCATCTCTGATAGGAACGATCTTCCCCTCCTTTCTGTGGTACATACGAAATTCCTCCCACCAATCTGCCAGGTGAGAGAAAACCTTTAGCCGGTCCTGTTCCATCCTCTGTAGGAGATCCATAATCCCCACCTCCACAGAGTTACCGCCCTTCTTCTCCCCCATAGCCGGGGGATTTTCAAAATGAAACGGGAGTAAGTTACAACCGTGACTCCGGTACTGGTCGGCAAGACCGGGATTACCCATAGAGTCCTTTCTGTTCCCATCGTGCGGCCACGCGATAGGCACTTCCCCGCGTGTTTTTATTACCGAGGCATGGATATAAGGAGGGGCTTTGGACTGTCTGTAACAGTCGTAAATGTAAACAACATCCTCATCCCGATCCCAAGCAGCCCAAACGACAGCGGTGGGATGATCCCAACCAAAATCCAACCCAGCTATGCGGGGCCAGTGAGACTTAATCGGGATAGGTTCGGTGATGAGTTGTGATTCATTCACCGGGAAAACAAGACCACTGCCGATAGAGGGTCTACCGTTCTTTCGCATTTCCCTCTCATGCGGGGAATAAGCAGAAAGAATCTGGGCCATGATGTCTTCATTCAAATGGCCGGTGTTTCCTTTTAATGACCGTATCTTTTCAGACGCATCATCCCAGGTAGCATTGTCCAAAGACTGACCGGGTTGAAGGTTGTTCATAAAAGAAGCAACCGTTTCGGTCATCCCCGCTTCCGGGGTGAAGGTCATATACACCATCCCCCGTCTGTCTAAAGTACGGGTAACGGCTTGAGAGTAGAGTTCCCTACTGGGTTCCTCGTCCAACCAAACTACGTCTACGCTACGGCCCTGCCATTTCTCCTGGCCCATTTCATAAGCCTTGAAAAAGAGAGAGGAGTTATTTCCTGATTTATGTTTTACAAGTGCGACAGATTTTGCATTGGGCACACCGGGCTTTCTTTCGGTCTTTACGATACATTCTCTGGGGATAGCCCCGGAGCCGAAAGCCTCTGGATCGTCCGGGGAACCTAATAATTCTGCTTG